TCTGGCAATGTATACCCGATGCAGTCCGAAGTTCACCGAGACAGTCCCTTTACCGCCCGACCAGTCACAGATAGTCCCGACTAGTGGGCGCTCGTAAACAGCCGCTACGAGGGGCAATCAAAGCAAGGCTTCACAGTCCACTTCTCAAGGGCAAAACTCGTGCAGATGAGGTTGCCAAAATGGCTGAAGAGTTAGGCATGCCATTATTGCCATGGCAAAAGTGGGTTCTTGATGACATGATGCGAGTTGACGCTAAAGGTAATTACATTCGCAAGACTTCGCTGCTATTAGTAGCTCGCCAGAATGGAAAGAGCCATCTAGGACGTATGAGAGTGATCTGGGGCCTGTTTTATGGAGGCGAAACTAAGCATCTCATCATGAGCTCTAACCGAGCCACGGCTCTTATGACCTTTCGAGAGATTGCCTGGATTATCGAGAACGCGCCACACCTCAAGGCAGGGACTAAGGCGATCCGCTACGCCAACGGCGGCGAGAGAATAGAGTTACTAAACGGCGCAACACTTGACCTTGTATCTGATACCCGTGACTCATCGCGTGGACGCACCGCTGACTTTCTCTGGATCGACGAGGTTCGAGAGATCAGTAAAGACGGCTACACCGCTGCAATTCCAACAACTCGTGCACGGCCTAACAGCCAGACCTTTCTAAGCTCGAATGCCGGGGACGCCTTTTCTGAAACCCTTAATAACTTACGCGAACGCGCCTTATCAGCACCGCCTAAGTCTTTCGGGTTCTATGAGTATTCAGCACCACAGTATTGCAAGATCACAGACCGCAATGGATGGGCGTCTGCCAATCCTGCACTCGGCTACACAATAACGGAGGAATCACTTGAAGAGGCTGTTGCAACTAATAAAATTGAAGACACTCGAACAGAGCTTTTATGTCAATGGATTGACTCTCTGCAAAGTCCATGGCCTCATGGCGTACTTGAGGCGACCTCCGATGCCTCGCTCCAGATTCCGATCGGTGGCTATACAGTATTTGGTTTCGATGTATCTCCATCTCGCCGCAATGCGAGCCTCGTGGCTGGTCAGATTATGGGTGATGGAAGAATCGGTGTCGGGATTCTCCAGACGTGGGAAAGTCAAGTCTCAGTCGACGACCTCAAAATAGCAGCAGACATTAAGGCATGGGCTGATCAGTATCGGCCTAAGATGATCTGCTACGACAAGTACACGACGCAATCCATCGCTGAGAGATTGGCTAATGCTGGGCAGATTGTGCAGGATGTCTCAGGCCAGCAGTTCTATCAGGCTTGCTCTGACCTTCTTGATGGTCTGGTAAATAGTCGAGTAGTCCATAACGGCCAGGAAGAGCTAATAAAACAGATGAACAACTGTGCCGCCAAGACTAATGATTCAAGTTGGCGCATTGTAAAGCGAAAGAGTGCAGGCGATGTATCCGCGCCGATCTCACTTGCTATGGTAGTTTCAATGCTCATGAAACCTCAACAAATAGCGGCGATTTATACTGAGTAGTGTATAATTGCCCTCTATGGGTATCCTTTCGCGCCTCACAGGTGCAGCATCAAAGTCTGATATCGAAGCGCAGTACGCACCTCAAGTTTTAGGTGAGTATTCGCCTTATGCGATGCCATTCCAATTCGCCTACGTCGGACGCACCGAAGCGATGGGAGTCCCGGCACTAGCTCGTTGCCGTAACCTTTTAGCAGGCACAATCGGCACGATCCCACTCGAACTGTATAAAAAATCTACAGGTGAAGAATTAGGTAAGCCGTTATGGCTTGAGCAGCCTTCATATTCACAGCCACGTTCAGTAACTATTGCGTACACGGTTGACTCGCTCTTGTTCTATGGTCAGGCCTTCTGGCAGGTTGTTGAGACCTATCAAGAGGACGGCAGGCCATCACGTTTTGAGTGGATTGCTAACAGCCGCGTAACAGCGACGCTCGATCGTGACAATGTGTACGTCAAGTCTTACGCAATCGACGGGACGACTGTACCAATGGACGGCCTTGGCTCACTCATTACATTTCAATCGCTTAGCGATGGCATTCTTAACACGGGCACTTCAACAATTCGCGCAGCTCTCGACATTCAGAAAGCATCAGTAATTGCAGCGGCTACTCCAATGCCTACTGGCTACTTAAAAAATACAGGCGCAGACTTGCCTCCAGCAGAAGTGCAGGGATTACTGGCAGCGTTCAAGAATGCACGTCAGAATCGTTCGACGGCTTACCTCACCTCGACTCTCCAGTACGAGACAGTCGGATTTAGCCCTAAAGACATGATGTACAACGAGGCAATCCAGAACCTTGCCACCGAAATTGCTCGCCTTTGCAACGTACCGCCTTATTACGTTTCAGCAGATCAAAACACGACAATGACCTACGCCAACGTTACAGATGAGCGTCGTCAATTCTTGACACTATCCTTGCAGCCATTTATCTCAGCCATCGAGGATCGTCTTTCAATGGATGACATCACAGCTCGTGGCAACATTGTGAAATTTGACATTGACAAGAATTACCTACGCACCGATCCATTGGTTGAACTTTCAATCATTCGAGAGATGCTTGATCTCCAGCTCATCACTCAAGAACAGGCCATGGAGATGACAGACCTAACACCTAACGGAAGCGAAGGCATGCAATGAAAGAGATGCTCACATTCTCAGCCGAACTCACAGCAGACGCGTCGGAGCGCACTATCTCTGGCAAGATCGTCCCCTTTAATGGCGAAGTCGGTAACACATCCGCTGGCGCCGTAGTCTTTGAGCGCGGCGCAATTAACATCGCTGATTCAAGCAAAGTGAAGCTCCTATTAGAGCATGATCCTAAGCAGCCGATTGGCCGCGCTCAATTCTTTAATGAAACAGAGGACGGCATTTACGCATCGTTCAAAATTTCTAAGTCATCCCGTGGCACCGATGCTCTCATCGAAGCCAGCGAAGAACTTCGTACTGGACTTTCAGTCGGAGTTATGGTCAATGCAGCCAAGCCTAAGAATGGCGTGCTGTATGTATCGAGCGCTGATCTGCTCGAAGTAAGTTTGGTTCAGGCAGCAGCCTTTAAGTCTGCAGCAGTAACCGATATCGCGGCGTCTGAAGATGAAGCCGTTGAAGAAACCCTACCAACAGAAAGCGAGACAGCCCCCGTGGAAGAAACCACTTCAGCAGTCGAAGCAACACCTACAGTCGAGGCTGCCGCAGTTGAAGCTGCTCGCCCTGCTGTAACAGCAATGGCTTACACAAAGCCACGCATTGAACTAACCGCCGCAAAGTACGCAGAGAACTCAATTCGCGCAGCACTTGGCGACGAGTCAGCACGTCAGTACATCGCAGCAGCAGATAACACGACAGACAACGCTGGTCTCGTACCAACACGTCAACTTTCAGAAGTTATCAACCCACTTGGTACAACAATCCGCCCTTCAATCGAAGCAATCTCACGCGGCGTTCTACCAGATGCAGGTATGACATTCGAGATCCCAAAGATCACCGCAATGCCAACAGTTGCAGAGACAGCAGAAGAGGCAGCATTCTCTGACACAGATCAGACATCAGCATTCCTCTCAGTCTCAGTTAAGAAATACGCTGGACAGCAGACATTCTCTGTTGAATTGCTCGATCGCACATCTCCAGCATTCTTCGATGAGCTAGTCCGCAACATGGCTGCAGCATACGCAAAGGCTACAGATGCAGCAGTTAACGCTGCACTCATCGCAGGCGCAACAGCAGATGCAACAACAACAGTCACATACCCAACAGCCTCAGAGCTTCTCGGTATCGTTGCTCGCGGATCAGCATCTGTTTACAACGCTACACTCGGCCTTGCTAACCCATTTGCTCGTAACATGATCGTTAACACATCACAATGGTCTAACATCATGACACTCAACGATGCAGGACGTCCAATCTACAACGCCTCACAGCCAATGAACGCTGGCGGCTTGGTCACACCTACAGCCCTACAGGGTAACGTCGCAGGTCTTAACCTCTACGTCACACCTAACACAGCAGCAGGCACAGACACCGATGGATCTATCATCATCGTTAACCCAGATGCATACACCTGGTACGAGTCTCCAACCTACCGCCTACGCGCTGAATCAACAGCAGCAGGACAGGTAACAATCGGCTACTACGGCTTCGGCGCAATCGCGACCAAGGTCGGCGCAGGCGCATTCAAGAACAACAAGGCGTAAGCCACCCCTAAGTCGCTGGCGGCGGAGTGCCCTTCTCCGCCGCCAGTCTTTAGAAAGGATTTAGCATGTCATTGACAACAGTTGCAGAGCTTCGCACCGCACTCGGTGTCGGCACTCTCTATGCTGATGCAGTTTTGCAGCAGGTCTGCGATGCTGCCGATAACGTGCTCCTAGCTTTCATTTGGTCTAACACACTTTCAATTATTGGGCATAGCAACACAGCCACCGAAGGCACTTCATACTTTCAAGATCCAATTACCGATGTCCTGTACGTCGGTGAGACTGTAGTCATTACAGGCGCAGGCACTAAGCACAATGGATCAAAAACAATTACAGGCCGCACTACGCACTCAATCACTTACGCGATTACAGGCAACAATAACGCCGTAACTCCGCGCCATCCGATTAACCCTTACGGCTTACTATCAGCCGAGACTTATCTTGACCCTTCAACAGTCCCAGCGATTCAAGAGGCTGCGCTTATGATCTCGATCGACATCTGGCAATCACGCCAAGCGCCATCTTCAGGCGGCGTCTCAATCGACGGCTACGCACCTTCACCTTACCGCATGGGCAACACCTTGCTTGCTCGCGTTCGCGGCCTCATCGCGCCTTATCTTGATCCGCGTTCAATGGTGGGCTAATGGCCGCCATCTCAACACTACGCGCAGGTATCGCAGCAGCACTTACAGATAACACAAAGTATTCAGTCTTTAGTTTTCCACCTGCAACAGTCATCCCTAACGCTGTCATAGTTTCACCTAGCGATCCTTACATTTCGCCATCTAACGGCTGGCATTCAACCATCTCACCGATGGCTAACTTCACCATCTCAATTATGGTCCCACTCCTCGATAATGAGGGCAATCTCAATGGAATTGAGGATGACATCGTGCGCGTATTTAACCTGCTCGCTGCGTCTTCATACACCTACAATGTCACAGAAGTTTCAGCCCCGGCTGTACTTAATGCGGCATCGGGTGATCTACTTACCTGTAACATCAACATCTCAGTCCTAACGAGTTGGAGCTAACATGTCCGAATGGGAAAAAGAAAGAGACGCCTTCCTGATCAAGATCGGGCAGGTAGCACCATCAGCACCAAAACCATCTACTAAGAAAGACGAGGAATAATCTCATGGCTGTATTTATGAGTAACAAGGTCGGCGTGAAGGTTAACTCTGTCGATCTATCAGATCACGTTACCGCTGTAACACTTAACCGCAATTTTGATGAGCTCGAAGTCACCGCAATGGGCGACTCAGGCCATAAGTACGTCAAGGGGTTAGAAGCTTCATCTGTCACCATTGACTTTCTCAATGACACAGCAGCAGCTAACGTACTTGCAACCCTTCAGGCTGCATGGGGAACTAACGTCACAGTAGTTCTACTCCAGGAAAAGGGAACCGCAGTATCTGCGACTAACCCTCTCTACACAATGACTTGCCTAGTAAACAACACAACAGACATCAACGGCGCAGTAGGCGATCTTTCAACACAGAGCCTTACATTCAACGTCTCTGGTACTGTTGCAGTTGCCACTACGGGCACATTCTAAGAAACTAAACAAAGGGGCACAGCATGGCAAAGTTAATAGTCACACTAGCCGATAACACAGTAACCGAGATCGAGATTACTCCTCGCCTCGAATACGCGTTCGAGCTATATGCTAAAAAGGGATTTCACAAAGCGTTCCGCGATGATGAAAAGCAATCAGATGTCTATTGGCTTGCATGGGAAGGCCTTAGACTTAGTGGAGTCACAGTCAAGCCATTCGGCCCAGACTTTCTCGAAACTCTAAAGAGTGTAGAGGTTGCAGAGTCTGACCCTTTGGCCTAGGCAGGGATAGCATCCACTATCTCATTGCTCGCTTGAGCATTGAGACGGCTATCCCTCCACAGTACTTGATAGATTTAGACCCTTCAATGCTACAGATGATTTTGAAAGCGTTGAAAGACCGAGCGAAGGAGCAACAGGATGCCTACAGAAGTAAGCGGCGCCCTTGAACTTCGCAAAGCACTCAAAAAAGTTGAGCCTGCCCTGGCTAAAGAAACTGAGAAAGAGATTAGAAACCTTCTCAAAGTAGTAGCAGTCAGGGCTAGAGGTTTCGTCCCTAGCGAGGCTCCGCTATCTGGATGGGGTAACGCTGTCGGTATCTGGGAAAACCGCGTCTTTAATTCTAGCGATATCAAGCGAGGCATTGGATACAGCACCGCACCATCTAAACCTAACAAGCGTGGATTTAGATCTATTGCTACTATCTTTAATAAAAGTGCAGCAGGTGCTATCTACGAAACAGCAGGCCGCAAAAACCCTCAAGGCCAGCCAACTCAGGCTTCAACAAAGGGCAAGTACAGCAGCTATATAGACACATCTGGCAAAGTTAATAAGTCGGCCAACCCTTACGCAGGTAAGCAATTCATCGACGCTCTGCCTCCTCTAGTTGATAGCCAGCAGTCAGGCGTGGCAGGCCGTCGAACCCGTAAGACTAAAGGCCGCTTACTATTTAGAGCATGGGCAGAAGATCAAGGTAAGACTAACGCTGCAGTATTAAAGGCCATAGAAAAGTCAATGACCACAGCTCTAAGAGTTACTAAAGGCGTTAACAGAGATTACAGAGGTCGCTAATGTCAGCCAACACAAGTCTAGCAATTCGCATTGCCGCGATCTTTGATAACAAAGGTCTGAAGCAAGCAGGAAAAGAGGTCAAGGGTTTACAGTCGGCTGTCAAGAAACTAGCAGGCGCTGCAGGCATTGGACTATCAACCGCGGCAGTAATCAACTTCGGTAAGCAAGCGGCTAAGGCATTTATTGAGGACCAGAAGGCTGCTAGTCGCCTTGCAATGTCTGTTAAGAATCTAGGATTAGCCTTCGAGACTCCACGCATTGAGGAATTTATAGCGCAGTTATCTCGCGCCTCTGGCGTTACAGATGACCAACTTCGCCCGTCGATGCAGAAACTATTGCAGACTACAGGCTCAGTTGCTAAGTCCACCGAATTACTTACTCAAGCCCTAGACATCTCACGCGGCTCTGGTGTCGATTTTGAGACAGTAGTTAATGATCTCAGCATGGCCTACGTTGGCCAGACTCGTGGCCTTCGAAAGTATTCGCTAGGACTATCTCAGGCAGAGCTTAAGACAATGAGTTTTGCAGATGTACAGGCCAGACTTGCTAAACAATTTACGGGATCTAACGCTGCATTTCTTGAAACTTATGCAGGCAAGATGCAGATTCTTTCTACGGCTGCAGGCGAGGCATCTGAGACAATCGGTAAAGGTCTAGTCGAAAGTCTTTCGATTTTGGCTGGCGATGGTAATACAGTCCAACCGATCGCCGACTCAATGCAAGAATTAGCAACCTATATCAGCGACGTCATTACAGGCCTTGCAACAATGGTTGCAGAGTTTAAGAAACTACCTGGTGTAGAAAAATACGTTACCGAGATATTTCCTGCTTACCTGCGTAATACGCCTTTCGGAACAGTCTTAGAAGGTATTAGACGATTCGCTCCTAAAACAACGCCAGGCATGGGAGGTTATCCTTCATCTGCATTAGGTGGCACTTTTGTCGATCCTAACGATGCAGCTCGAAACAAAGCCGAAGCAGACGCAGCCAAGCGTGCCAAAGAATTGGCAGCACTCCAGAAAAAGACACTCGACACACAGAAAAAGTCTCTAGCATTACAGAAGGCATCCAAGGCCCTAAACCTTGAGGCAATTGGAATTGAGGCAGCCCTTAAAGGCCAGCTTAGCGAGACCGATCGCCTATCTTTGCTATTGCAGAAGGCCATCCTTGAAGGTAATGCCAACCTTGCCACACAGTTATCAGATCAGCTCGATTCAGCGATCAAGCGCCAGAATGAACTTCGTTTGTCTTTATTGACTACCCCTAAAGCGCCTAATCCTTATGAGGACTGGAAAATTCCTGAAGGCTTGCTCAACTACACAGCATCATCTCTAGGAATCTCTACGTCACAGTTACAAAATAGCCCAGTAGATATCTCATCGAGTTTTACAGACGCGCAGATGGAACTAGCCTTAGCGTATAACGCGGCTAAAGCTGCAGAGGATAAAGTTACCTACGTCAATGTCTATCTCGATGGCGATGTCGTAACGGGAGCGATCTCAACTGTTCAGACTAACAACTCACTTTCAGGATCGTTTACCGATGTCAATCGTTCTGCAAGCCGTGGAGCCGTAGCAATACGATGACACTCCCAGCCACTATCTCGGTATCATTCGACTTTAGCCAAGGCGCTACTTTCGGATACCCGTTTACTATTGGCGACCCTATTAACGGCGTCATCGGCGTCTCTCAATTTGCATCAACAGAAGTCCCTGATCCAGTAGTCGATCTCAGCGATGTCACTCGCTCGATCAAGATCAGCCGTGGCCGTAACGTCATGCGAGACACCTACGAGGCTGGCAACTGTACTGTTCGAGTCTTAGACCCTGACTCTTATTTCAATCCACAGAATACATCTAGTCCTTATTTCGGCTATCTGACTCCACTACGCAAGATTCGCGTGGCTGCTACTACTCCAACGACTCAGCACTTTCTATTCTCTGGCTACGTTGATTCTTACAAGTATTACTATCCAACAGGGCAAGAAATTGGATACGTCGATATCATCTGCAGCGATGCATTTAGACTATTCCAGATGGCTAACGTCTCAACTGTCTCAGGTGCAACGGCTGGCCAGACTACAGGCACGCGCATCACAAAGATCCTAGATCAGGTTTCGTTCCCTACCTCAATGCGGATTACTGATACAGGATCGACTACAGTCCAGGCAGATCCAGGCACGGCTCGCCCAGCCCTAGCAGCTCTCAAGGCTGCAGAGTTCGCAGAGCAGGGCGCATTCTTTATCCGCACAGATGGCACAGCAGAATTTAAGGATCGCAGCGATGTCGTGGGATCTCTAGCGGCTGCACCTATCGAGTTTAATCAGACTACAGGCATTCCCTACTCTGATCTCAAGTACGCCTTCGATGACAAGCTCATCATTAACCAAGCCAGCATGACACGCATCGGCGGCACAGCCCAGACAGCGACTAACGTTGATTCATCGGCTAAATACTTTCCTCATGGCACTACTGTCACAGAGATGATTCCAGAGACAGATGCTCAGGTTTTAGACATTGCTAAGATTTACGTTGCTACCCGTGCCGAGACAACGATCCGCATTGACGCAATGACTGTCGATCTACTCGATACAGCCGTACCAACTGACACAATGATCGGGCTTGATTACTTCGATAATCTCAAGATTACTAACGTTCAGCCAGACGGCTCTACAATCGTGAAGACTCTGCAGGTTCAAGGCTTAGCATGGGATATCACCCCTAATTCAATGAAATGCACAGTAACAACACTTGAGCCTATAGTCGAGGGATTCATCATCGGATCATCGACTTACGGTATAATCGGACAATCCATAATGGGATACTAGGAGATAAACAATGGCAACAGGCTTTCCAGCATCAACAGGCGACATCTTTACCGCTGCCGATTATAACGGCCTAGTATCTTTCGAGGTAAAGACAGCCCAGACAGCAGACTATACGCCTGTCTCAGCCGATCAGTATCAAGTCCTTATCCCTATGAATAAGGCGACGGCGGTTAACTTTACAATCCCTACCAACGCCTCGGTTGCCTATCCTGTCGGCACAGTCCTGACAGTCCTTAACATCGGCGCTGGTACTTGCACAATTAAGGCTGTCACATCTGGCACTACTACAGTTTTATCGGCTGGCGCCGTAGCGGCTCAGCCTACCCTGGCTCAATATAAGTCAGCAGCTTGCATTAAGACAGCGACAGATACTTGGTACATCGTCGGTGCGATTGCCTAATGCTAAACAATATCGTAGGGCTATTAGCCCCACAATTACCATCTGCAATCACAGCTGAAGTTCTTGTAATTGCAGGCGGCGGCGCTGGCGGCTATTGGACGGGCGGCGGTGGCGGCGCAGGCGGATATCGAACAAATGCTTCTTTTAATCTTACTGGAACTTTCACTTGCACAGTTGGCGGTGGCGGTTCAACAGCAAGCGGCGCAGGTGGCGTAGGTACTAATTCAGTTTTATCTACTATTACATCAAGCGGTGGCGGTGGCGGTGGTGGTTACACAGGCGGCTCATATCAGTCAGCGACGACTGGCGGTTCTGGCGGTGGTGGCACTACAGGTTCAGGATTTACAGCAGGAGCAGCAGGCAATTCTGGAAGTTATTCTCCTGTAGAAGGCTACGCAGGCGGCGCAGCAGTCGCTGCACCACATTACAATGGCGGTGGTGGCGGTGGTGCTAGCGCAGTTGGAGGAAACGCTGGAACAACTACTGTCGCTGGTATCGGCGGCGCAGGATTTAATAATTCAATTACTGGATCTTCTGTTGGGTACGGTGGCGGTGGCGGCGGCGGTGGTTACGCTGCAACAGGTGGAACGGCATCACATGGCGGCGGCGCAGGCGGCAACGACGGAGTTGCAGGCACAGCTGGAACAACTAACCGAGGAGGCGGTGGCGGCGGCGGTGGTAATGGTGCCAGCGCAGGAAACGGCGGTTCTGGAATAGTGATTGTCAAATACGCGGATTCATTGCCAGATTTATCGTCTATTGGTGGAACCCTCGTATACACAAAGACAACTAGTGGCGGTTATAAGATTTATTCATTCACAGCTGGAACGGGATCGGTGACTGTCTAATGGCACACTATGCATTCCTTGATGAGAATAACATCGTAACTGAGGTCATTACTGGTCGCGATGAATGGGAAGAAGTAGACGGCATTACTGACTGGGAGCAGGCCTACTCAGAGGTAAGAGGTCAAGTCTGCAAGCGCACTAGTTACAATGGCAAGATTCGCTATAACTATGCAGGGATCGGATTTATTTATGATCCGATAGATGACGCGTTTATTGCGCCAATGCCAGAATGCGGTCATGATTCTTTATTGCTTAACGATTTAAAGCGATGGGAGTGTGCAGACTGTGAAGCCGCGGCTAAGTCACGCAGCAATCCAGCTTAGAGAGCAGATAGATGATGCATTCCCAGATCGAGATCGAACTTCGGACGGCTGGATCGGTGATACCCGACACGCTGCTCGCAAGTCTGATCATAATCCAGATGCTCAAGGATGGGTACGTGCCATCGACATTGACAGGGACCTTGCAGGTAAAAAAGGCAAGCCCGATCTCATGCCTGATCTGGTCGATCAGATTCGAGCATTGGCAAAGTCTGGCGATAAGAGAATCAGTTACATCATCTTCGCAGGCCGAATCTGCTCGCCTAAAAAGGCTTGGCGTTGGCGTCCTTATGATGGGGTCAATCAGCATAATCATCACGCGCACGTCAGCTTTACTTCAAAGGGCGATGAAGACTCTACTTGGTTCAATATCCCGATGATAGGTGGCACAGAATGAACATGAAACATCCAGCAGTAATCTCAGTCGGCGCATTCTTGGCCGTATGGGGTACTACATCTAACTTCGCTTTGGACTATCGCGCCATTCTTGGCTCGATCGTTGCCGGGGTCTTCGGATACGCGAGCCCTAAAAAGTGAGCCAATCGGATTTCTTTACACTTTACTTTGCCAGCCTTGCCGTCATTGGCGGCCTTGCAGGTTATGTCATCACGCATTTACTGTCAGAAATTAAGCGACTTAATTCGCGTGTCGATGAGATTTATAACATCCTGCTAGAGCGATAATTTTAGACATGGCAAGAAAGAAAGTCATCGACCTTGACACTTACTCACGTCTTGACGCATGGGCTATTAGCCTGCATGAGATGTATCGAGCTCTACGCCGTGCAGGTTTCGCGGTAGATATTGCTCTGAGTATCATCCAAGATCGTGACGCTTATCCTGAATGGATATTGCCTGAGATCCCTAACCGAGTGGATCGCTTACCCTATGAGGACGACGACGAGGATTAGATGAAGCGCATTGTGATCGTGTCAGACCTTCAAGTTCCGTTTCATGATCGAGTAGCAGTCAAGAATGTAGCAAGTTTTATAACCAAGTTTAAGCCGCACGAGGTAGTCACAATAGGTGACGAGATAGATTTTAATACGATTAGCAAGTGGGCAGAAGGGACGCCTGAGGCATATGAACAGACTCTGGGAGAAGATCGCGATGAGGCTGTTTCGGTACTTTACGATTTACAAGTGACGCAAATGATTCGGTCTAATCACACAGACCGCCTATACACACAGATCATGCGTAAGATCCCTTCATTCTTATCTTTGCCAGAGCTTCGATTCGAGAAGTTTATGCAACTAGATGAGCTAGGGATTACCTTTCATAAAAAGCCATATAACATTGCACCAGGTTGGATCGCAGTCCATGGGGACCATACCCCTATCAAGTCTCAGGGGGGTCTGTCAGCCCTTGAGGCGGCCCGTAGGCACGGGAAAAGCGTTATCTCGGGTCATACTCACAGGGCAGGCCGATCGTCGTTCTCAGAGGCCTCTGGAGGCCGTATAGGGCGTGTCCTGCATGGCGTTGAAGTAGGCAACCTTATGGACTTTAGCAAGGCCTCCTATACCAAGGGATCGGCTAACTGGCAGCAGGCATTTGCCATCATGTACGTCGATGGAAAGAATGTGCAGGTTGATCTGATCTATCTGGAGAAAGATGGCACTTTTGTAGTCTCAGGTAAGCGTTATGGACGATCTCGATAACGATATAGCCAGGGACATTGACGATCACATGGATGACTCGGAATTGTTACCATTTCGTTATCTTAATTCTGGAAAATTCCCCCTTAGGGCATGAGACAGTTAGGCCATCGGCGAAGGGCGTCGAAAGAAAGGCTTAACAATGTTCGATCCATCATTAGGCGATTTAATTGCCATGATTGCATTATCAGCACTATATTTCCATTTAGGCCGTACAGTCGGCATTCGCGTGGGATATCTCAAGGGCCGTAAAGCTGTGAGAGATTACTACGACAAGAAAGAAAGGGTACGAGTGTGAATGCAGGTGATTTCCTCTCAGAAGCAAAGGCAACAATTCAAGATCGTGGAATGGACTACGGACACCCGTCAGACAATATGTCCAGAACCGCACGATTATGGTCAGCATTCCTCGAAATGCCTATTACTGACTATCAAGTGGCATCATGCATGGCATTGGTCAAGCTCGCACGGAGTATGGAGTCAGCAAAGGTCGATACATACATCGACGCTGCAGCCTATATTTCGATAGCAGGGCAACTACACACCGAGGAGAATGAACTCTATGTTTAACCTAGAAGATTACGAAACAGTAGAAGAAAGACTTATTAAGTTTTGGAAGGATCATCCAGATGGCCAGATTCATACTAAGTTACTGGATCAGAATTCAGGTCGCTTTATTGTCTTGGCTGAAATCTATCGCACTGAGGCAGATTCAAGGCCATGGACCACAGGACTTGCAGAAGAGACAGTCCAGGGGCGCGGCGTTAATGCTACATCTGCGCTTGAGAATTGTGAGACGAGCGCTATCGGCCGCGCTTTGGCTAATGCAGGATACGCTACGAAGGGTAAAAGAGCTTCTCGCGAAGAGATGACAAAGGTTGCAACAGTTAAAAAGACTGAAGCAATTATCGACGAAACTAAGGCCAAGATGGCAGAGACATCTGGCACTTACATCCCAGTAGTAAAGGAAGATGATCCATGGACTATCAAGCCTGCGACTATGCCGCCCACAATGGGGGAAGCTGTGTCGATGGTGAAAGAGATCATTGGCGGCCAGACCGAGAAGGACATTCCCAAGTGCGCCCATGGCGACATGATGTGGAAGACAGGCACAACTAAGGCAGGTAAGCCTTGGGGCCACTTCAAGTGCAAGGCAGCGGTGACAGGTGAGATCGGTGGACGATGCGAATCACCGAATGACGTTATCTGGTACGAGATAAACAAAGAGGGCGCATGGCAGCGCCAGAAGGCGAGAGCATAATGGGACGCTTACAGTTTCTCAATCAAGATGGAGAATGGGAGTCATTTCCAACAGAGGATGAAATTCATCGAAGTAAAGAGGTGATTGCAATACTTGAAGAGTTTACGTTTACGACTAGATGCTGTCTCTGCAATGATTCAATCCCTTACAAAGACATCAAGGTGAATCTGACTAATAAGAGCTGGTCATGCTCTAAATGCCACGCGGTCAATGGCCTCACAAAGCCGTAAGTACCGGGGTTTCTCGACCGAGCGTGTAGTTGCTCGCTACCTTTCGACGTGGTGGCCACATGCTGACATCGGTCGAGGGGCTGGAAAAGATATCACTCATGTCCCGTTCGACATGGAAGTGAAGGCTAGATCGGCGTTCCAGCCTAAGGCATGGATCGACCAAGTAACAAAAAGGGCCGCTAAAACTGGTGGGCTACCCTTAGTAGTTGCTCGCTTGAATGGTCAAGGGGAGAAGAGTCCAGAGGACTACCTTGCATTCATGAGATTGGGCGACTTGGTCGATCTATTGCTTCGAGCAGGTTACGGTGATTTCAGCAATGATCTTGCTAAACTAGAGCCAATGAGATGCAACCAATGTGGAGCATGGAGTTTCACAGAAATCTGCAGAATGTGTGAGCCAGATGCCAACCTATGAGTTCGAGTGCGACAATGAGCATTGCGAGAGTAATGCCAGGATAGAAAAGTGGATGTCAATCCATGAGCCTCATGATCTGGAATGCCCATTCTGCCATTCATCTATGAGCAAGGTCTATTCAAGTGTAGGGGTATCGTTTAAGGGCACAGGGTTCTATAGTACGGATAACAGATGAAGATCGGGAGTCTATGCACGGGTTATGGCGGCCTAGATATGGCAGTCGAGGCCTACTTCAACGCTGAGACAATCTGGTGCTCAGAGATTGATCTATATGCCAGTCAGTTAATTGCAGAAAGACTCGGCACACCTAATTTAGGAGACCTTAAAAAGATTGATTGGTCTCAAGTTCCTAATGTAGATATCCTCACGGCTGGCTATCCATGTCAGCCATTCAGTACAGCAGGCAACAGAAAGGGCACAAATGATGAAAGACACCTCTGGCCATACATTAAGCAAGCAATTAGCGCACTTAGACCAAGATATGTCATCTTGGAAAACGTGCGAGGACATCTCAGCCTCGGATTTAAAGAAGTTCTCGCGAGCCTTGCCTCCATCGGGTATGATGCAAAATGGGACGTTGTTAGAGCTAGCGATGTCGGAGCGCCGCATCAAAGAGCAAGATTATTCATTATTGCCTACCCCACTAGCATCAGATGCCAAGATCAGTTATGTCACAAGAAGTCAGATATCTCTTTCAACAGTATTGTTACCGACTCCAACAGTCATGCATGCTCGGAATCACGACGAACCCATCGAAGCTTATCAGAACAGAGTAAAGGATTACGAAACAGGAAAGACCAAGGGCAAGCCGGGCATAAGTACAGGGGTAGCTTTGAGATGGCGAGACAGGAATTACCGAGTACATTGGATCAACTTGGTAGATTAAGTCCTGCTTTTGTTGAGTACATGATGGGCTTGCCTCAAGGTTGGGTATCAGATACAAATCTCTCTCGATCACAACAACTTAAAATCCTTGGCAACGGAGTAGTGCCTCAACAGGCTTATTACGCATTACAACTATTACTCAATGACGAAACACCGCTCTGAACAGGACTTTTACAAATGAACTTGACACGCATGGTACGCTCTGTGGCTAGAGCCCATCAAGGGCTCAACCCGGGCCCGAAAGGGACAGCCCGGGGGGTAGCCATCGCTATTGGGATATCTCTATCTATAGCAATGCCCCTAGATGCTAAGGCGAGTAACCAAGCAATTAGATACGTTAAAGACTTAGCACAATACCAATTAACTGATAAGCAAGAATCATGTCATCATGAGATTGTCTATAGAGAGAGTAGATGGATATTAAGAGCTGTAGGTAATAAGTCAGGCACTAAGCAGACTCATGGCCTATATCAGATAAAAAGTGAGTCAATGCGTAATGCATCAGCAGTTAAACAGTTCTGGACTTATTGGCATTATGTAGCACATCGTTATGGATGGACTGAGTATGATGAGCCTGACTACTGTAAGGCGTTACATCATCTCAAGACTAAAGGATGGCAATGAGTACTAAGAGAGGTGATCCTCGTGGGACTAGAGCATATAAGGCTAGGCGCTTAGAGGTATTAGCTCGTGACCAATGGACCTGCTTCTACTGTCAGATGCCAGCGACTACAGTCGATCACGTCATTCCCATCATTCAAGGCGGAGATCCAATTGCTTATGACAATCTGGTGAGTTGTTGCACTCGTTGCAATAGCAGTAAAGGATCACGCTCTGAGGGCGTTTTTTTAGCACGACAGGCCACCCCCCCTGTCTTTTCAGGACGTATCTACCCGATGCAGTCCGAGCCGATGCTGGACAGTCCATTTACAGTCCGAC